TCGGCGATGATGATGCCGCGCTGGCACTGGCGGAAGCGGCAGTAGCAGAAGCGGCGGCGGCACCTGCTGATGAACCCATAAATTGCCAGACGGCACCGGTATATTTAACATGGATAATATAACCAGCAACAATATCGCCAGCAGACAGATTAGAGCCATCATAATGCTGGATTGAAGTGGCCCCAATCCCGCTAACGTTTAAAGTCGACGCCCCCGTGTTGGTATTCGCTGCTTTGAGATATACCTCCTGCCCAGCGGCATATGCTGCGCTAACATGTGCTAACGCCCCAGCATACGCATTCGCAGCACCGGTATCGGTGGCAATATAGTTACGTGACCCTTGATTAAGTTGTGCCTCGGTCGGCAGCTTATCCAAGCCGGTTTCGAGTGCCTGAAAATCTGTTTCAACCACCTCGGCACGCGCCTTAGTGCCCTTTGTATAGGTGCCCGGTGTATAGGTATAAAAGTCATTAGCCATATTATCTTGCTAAACCTCGTTTTGAGTAATGAAGTAGCACGCCATGAATGATGTGAGGCGTGTCATAAATACCTTCGCTGTACAACACCATGCTGATATTGACGCCGGATCCTGATAAATGCGCCTCTGGATTTGAAACGGATTGCTCACCCCAGTTGAATTCATTCCAGTTGCCAATATTCCAGTAACCGCTCGATGATGATGCGGCCAGGAACTGGGTTAAACCCTCCTTGTCGCCGTAGTCATAGTCGGGTGTGAAGTTGATCGTAACCGGGCTTGCTGCCGTAACTTCCAATATTGCCTTAAAGAACCGTTTTTTCTGTTCGGGTGTTTTTAGATAATTGAATGCAGGTCGTATGAACGCGGTAACGGCGACCCCGTCAAATGAAGTACCTTTATCCATCTGGTACACATACCCGTCAGTTGAGCCGAAAAACAGAACTTCAGTCCCATTGGTATCTTCGCAGGAGCAAACTGTTGATACCTCAACCGGATATTCGCACTCTGTAAAGCCCGCGAACTTACCATCCTCAAACGCGGCAATAAGGAATGACTTATCGGTCAGGAACAGGCGATATTGATCTTTGTCTCTGACGCGCGTCGAGCTTAACACTAATGACTTTGCGGCATCGATGATGGGCTTGATCTTCTTCGAGAAGGTTTTTCCTTTGAAGTCGCCGTAGTCCTGCACCGACCGTAAATCAGTCAGGCCTCTGTCATCAAGATAGATAGGGACCCCCAGACGCTGAATAGACCATTCAATCGCGCCCGCTTCGTCAGACAAGGTCGCCAAGTTCCAGTTGGCTACACTGGTGCCATACAGAATATAGGTGCTGTTTCTGTCCAGAATCGCCAGCGCATCGCCGGGTATGGTGGCAAAGCCGACAACATCATCACCGGTCGCAATCTCGGCAGCGCCGGCTACGATTGAGAATATCGTGGGTGTACCGATACCCGAATGCTGCACAGAGCTACCGAACGAGAGGAACAGGTGTTTCTTGTGTGCAATCAGGTGCGTCGGCGTGTCGACCGGCATCCCGGTTGGGATTTGCCGAAAACCGTCCGAATTAAACCTAAAACAAAAATTCGCACCATCAACACCATACATAGAGCGAGAACCAGACTGACCGAAAAAGTTCTCAGTAATGAATTCATACCGACCACCTGGCGTTAATGTTGTTACTGTTACATCCCCGGCTATTGTAGCTGTCGTGCCGCTGGTCCCGCCTGTGATGGTCTCTGCCTGGAAGGTGCCGGATACCGTTTTGAGGTATAGCGTACCGGCTGCGTTGTTGCCTGCCCAGGTACCGGTAATCGCACTGATATCCACGACCACCGCTGTTGCTAAACTTGTCCCCCCTGTGACCGTCTCGCCAACCGTAAACCCCACGTCGCCCGCATCACTGCCGGCTGTAAAGGCAATCGTTGCGCCAAGGTCAACCTCGCTCCATCCGGTTATTGAGGATGCAAACATCACGCAGGTTGTTACCCCGGCATCATCACGGAAGGCATACACCACCCCGTTATACATCCAGACCCCGCGAATATCACCAGAGCCAGGTACTGTACTAATCCGCGCACGCAACACATCAATCGCTAGGCGTGAATAGGTTGTATCGTCAGCATCGGTGGTGGCGCCCCCTTCCGAGGCCGCACCGTCTCCTGTTGCAACCGAAGCCGCTGAGACATACAACGTATCGTTATCGGCAAAGGCCGGTGCCGCATAGCCTTGTGCGGTAGTGACATAGAAGTAACCTACCGCGTCATTGGTACCGAAGGATCCTGCAGTGACCACGGCATCGGCCAGCACTTCGCCCGTCTCATCAACGGCAGTCGGTGAGGCCACATTGCTGATCACATCCCCCGCGAGTATGGCTGTCGTGCCTGCATCGAAGTTCACCAGGTAGTAAACTGCCTCAGAGGGTTTGTCGTACCCGTCAAATCGCTCATACCCGTCGATGCGACGGTAGCCGCCACCTTGGTAATGCTCATAGTTAGATGATCCTAGCAACTCCCCCGGCTGTAGCGTCAGAGGGGGGTCAACCAGGTTGATACCACCCTTTAAGGGGAAGTACGTCGTCTGTCTCACTCAGCAACTACCGTCATCGAAGGACCTTGCGCCATACGCCGCACATCTTGACCTGGGAGCTGATGTGATTTCAATTTGTCCATCAGACCCAGGTTTCCCTTCTCGTCGCCCATCAGTTCGGCCTGTGCGGCTTGGTAGACTGTGGGGATTTCTTCTTCTTCGGCATACCAGAGCTTGGCCTGAACCACGATAATGCGATGAAACTGCGCAGGGATTGCCGACACATCAGCATTGGCAGTCATGCGCGCGGGTGTTTTCCAGTATTCACCGGTCAGCGTATAAACAGCATCCGGTGGTCGCTCAAGAATAATTGAATTGTTTGGCTTGATCGTGATGTAGTTGGGCTTGCTGTTGGTCTTAACGCCATGCCCCAGTGAATCACGCCATTCGTAATAGTCCAGGTATTCCAGCTTCTTTTTCGTCGCCAGGGTATAGTCGAGCCAAAATGATTCTCTATCCCACACACCCAGATCCGAGGGAACCGTCGGCGCCGGATTCCCTGCAACCGTAGCGATTGAATACTCCGACCAGAGAAACTTCCAGTCCCAATATAGGGACTGGATGAACTCGTCAGCATCGGCTATCCAGTTCACCAGCTTTTCATTTATGCTTGACTGGCCGGTAACCGCCGGTATAGCGGCGCCTGTTACCCCCAAATCCCGCTGCAGTTGTTGTACAAGCTGAAGATAAGTTGACATCGTTTATTTAACGTTCTCTGGCTTGATGTACTCGCCTGCAGGGCCGAAGTAATGGCCATTCTGCATGAATCGGGCGGTACAGGTGCCAAATATTTCACCGAACGGTGCCTCCTTATCCAACACAGGGACACCGTCTTGTTTGGGTGCGCTATCTTCTGGGCGAGGGGGTCCTACTACGTCGGGTTCGTGCAGCAACAAGTTCTCAAGGAAGTCAACACCGGCTTCAACGTTACTCCACTCACCCCCGTTTTGCTCGACCAGTTTCTTAAGCTGTTTCCAGTGCATGTTTTCGTATTCTGAATCACTCATTTAATTTCTCCCGATGATAAAAAGGGGTTACCAACAGGTAACCCCTTCGTGCTTTGCCTGTAAATGTCTTACTGGATCTTGAACTTACCCCGATCAGACGACACAGATTCTTTCTTGCACTTCGGGCGTTGGCCTTGACCTTCGTCGCGCGGCATTTTCTGCGTTATCTTCTCCTGGGTAGTCAGCCCATCTTTCAGGCCCATGTCTTTATCTTCTTTCATGACTACTTACCTCTCTGGTTAGCTCAACGGTGGATTGATACCAGCCCACGCAATCGCAATATTGACATGCGCTTGGCCAGTTGGTGTGCCGCCTGTCTGGAGTAAGGACACAACAATATCAGTATCTGCGGGAAGCATTTCATCCTTGATGGCGCCCGATGTTTCGCTTGCCGTCAGACAATCTGCGTCCGCCAACGTGCCCAAAGGCAAATCGACATACTTACCCAGTGCGCCAGCGATGCCCAGCTGCACATCACCGCCGGTTGTGAAAATTTCCGAAGCCGACACGCACACGTCTACGACGCGCCCTGTCATACCCTTCGGACCCTTTATTGCTAACGCTTCGTCAGCTGCCGCACCAAAGTCATGCGGAGAACCAACGTTGAACGTTATGACCATTGGATTATCGTACATAGTTATTACCTCTTAAAATGAAAAAGGCCGGTGTGATCCGGCCTTACGGGTTTGGTTGTCGTTACCGCTTACGCAGCGCTCTCCCACTTGATGATACGAGCATCGGCTGCCACGTTATGTACTAAGCCGTAGCCGATCAATCCATACCATGCAATACCTTTCGAGCGACCATAGTCACTGGGGATCTTGCCGCGCATTTCTTCAGGAATGACGATACCTTCTGCCACGGTATCTTCACCGAAGAAGAACGCCCAGTCAGACAGCGCGTTATTCCACGCATCAGCCGTATCGGTGTAGGGGTTCCATGTAGTCGAATCTTCCGCACCACCTTTCGGGATCTGCGTCTGCTCGATGAAACGTACACCCTCATAACGACCAATCTCACCGTTCATGATCATGCGGAAGCCTTCATCAACATACTGGTGAATTGATTCCAGATCATTTCTTAACGTTCGATAGGTAGTTGGCCATGCAAGTGAGAAGTAGTCAGCACCGTTGAACATGGGAATATTACGTTCTTTCATAATATCCACGATGGCTTTGACGTGACCATTGCGCATTGCGACATTGTTGGTGATTGTGCAAGTACCCGTTGTTTCCAGGGTAACTGCGGTGGTTGAAGTGCCGCCGGCTGGCGCCACGGTGAGCGGTGTTGCATTGAACTGCGCATGAGACTTGATATCCAACGCTTTGTTTGCATCGTTCTTCAGCACCTTGTTGATGATTTCCTTCACAGGATGTTTTGAGAAGTTATCCAGCTTACCTGAGTACGGCACACTATTGCCCAGTTCCTGAATCGTCAGGTTGTTCTGGCTGATAGTGAACTTGCTTTCAGGCATCGCTTTATCTTCTGCCAGTTCCCGGCCTTGGGTACCAATATCGGAATACACGTTCCAGTAGAACTTGTCGCCTTTATTCAGCCCCTTGTCTGTTGCATCTTTAGCATCTGAATGCTGACGAAACCGTGTCATCGGTTGCAATGAAATACGTAGTACATCAGATAATTCATCTGAATACATGTATCCACCATCAGCACTCACTGCCCATAATTGACCAGCCATAGTGATTTACCTCATTAAATTGTTGAATGAGATCGTCGCGCGTTCATGCCGGCGACAATCTCGCTTTTCGTTTTGGGCTTGGGTTCAGGTTTCTGTGCTACCTTCCCGGTTGCCCCGCTGACGTTATCCATGGCCCGTTTTCTGTTACGACGTTTATCCATTTCATCGCCACCAACACTCAGCTGCTCCTTGAAGCTCTCTCTGACGTTTTCTCCTGCTTGCATAATGATCTTACGAGGACCCCAGTCGGGGTGTTCATTGCGCAGTCGGATAGTTTCATCGTTTGCGAGTTTCCTAAGCATCGGTTTTGCGTTGATATCGCTGTACTCGGCGGCAAAATCATCATTTGCCAGTTTCCTCTCAAGGTTCCATTCGGCCTGTGCGGTTGCTTGAGCGACGATCTGCTCGGGAGTCATCTTGTCGTTATCTGCCTGGGTAGCAATCTTGTTGCGTCCTTCGAGAATAGTCTTGATGGCCTCTCTAGCTTGATCCTCATCACCGGAGTACAGTTTGTCTGCCAGGATTTGGGCCTGGTCCTCGTCAGCGTCCGTATCATCGGATGGCTTATTTTCTGATTCAGGGGCAGGCGCCTGGTATGCCGCCTTTTCCCGTTCAAATTGTTCGCGCTCTTGTTGGAGTTGTTGTTTAGCCATGGCGGCTTCACGCAGTCGGTTTGATGCCGCCTTTTCTTTCTGGTAGGCACTTATCCCGCCTGCTTCTTCTACTTCTTTCTTACTGACATGAAACGTCTCGCCGTCTACCTTGACGGTTTCCAGATCTTCGTCACCCTCAGTATCGTCCTTGTCGGTTTTGTCCGTGTCATCGAGGGCATCATCAGTTTCCGTGGTGGTCTCCTGATCACCGGGTTCCTCGGATTCGCGCACAGCTTTAGCTCTTGCAACGATTTCGTTCATCATCTCGTCCCGTCCGGATAGAGTCTTTTCTTTATCGTCTGCAAGATTGCTGTTGTCCGCTGCGTCTTGATCCGTTACGTCGTTCTCGTCAGACACGCCAGTTGAGGTGGTATCTTTTTTAGCCATGGTATTAACTCCAAAGTTAAGAATAAAAAAAACCGGCATATAGCCGGCCGTGTGAAAGTGAATGACGCTGTCGTTACATACCGTCTAGCGCCGATTTGTTCTCTAAATACTCTTGATAAGCCATGTTGCCGCCTGTGATTACCTCGTCTAGCCAGTTGTTGAAATCGTGCAACCGCGCAATATTTGACTGTAGCTTCATGATCTCGGTCTTATTGTCTGGATCAATTGTGGCTAGGGCACTCATCGCCTTGGTCGCATCGCGCTCTGCGCACCCTAACAGGTACTTTCCGAGGTTTGATGATCTAAACTGTTCGGCTTCCAGCCCAAGAGCAATGATCTCGGCATTCTCGGGCATGGCTATCTCGTACAGGGTGTCCTCTTCATGGATTGACATGCTTCTTATCCTTCCGCAAACGGTACTGAGCCGTATTGATCACGCTGTATCACGCCGGCCTTTGAGTCATCTGTACCGTCTTGTTCTGCTGTGATTTTGTCCTGCATGAGCGAACGCTCGCCTTGCAGTAACCGCAATTCCTCGACGCGCATCGAGTGCTCAAGTGCAGCTTGTTCCAGCAATAGTTCTGATCGCGCAATGTCGTTCGTCTCTGCGTCCAGTTGTTTATCGATATAGGCCAGCCTGTTCTTTGCCTCCTCAATCGTGTGCATTGATTCGATTTTAGTCCGCTCACGCGCGTTGGCGCCTTGCTGTTTGAGCTGTTCAATCTTGAGCTTGCCTTCTGTCTCAATCTGCTTCGTCTTAATGTACTGCTGTAGCTGTTGCAGCTGCTGCTGCAGTTGCTGTATCCGAGGATCCTCATCTTCGCCCATGTTCGGGAAGAATCGCTTGCCAGTATCGAACCCGAGAGCACCAAAGACCTCGCTGATAACGGGCTCCGGGTCCGCTTGCTGAATGACTTGCGGGAAAAACTCACCGATAGTACGCATACCGATAGCCATCTTTTCGATACGCTTACGCGGGTCAGTGGAGTCAAAGCCGACTGACACGCTCAAGGTCATGGGTTCTGCTAAAGCACGCATATCCAACTTCTCTACCCCGTGTTTTGCCATATTCGCCTTCCGCCCAGCAATAGCCAGTATGGTTTCGTCGGTTTCGTGCTTTTGAATCAGTTTTAGTACCTGATTCAGGACGGGCTCGACCCACGTCTCATTAAATACACGCAGTTGGTACTCAGACATGAAGTTAGCATCGTTATCCAGCAACTCCATCCCGCCGACGGTTTCATTCAGCTTGCGGTTTGCTTGCACAGAGCCGGGTGAAAATGTACCCATGATCTCGTCAAAATCCACGTTCAGCCGGTCTTGCTCCTGGTAGGAGCTACTGGTCACGTCCCGCACGTCCTCTGCACGCACATCGTTTGCGGTGTCATCCATCATCACGCAGCCGCCCGGCACGGAGCGCATTAGGTTCTTAAAGTCAATATCAGCACCACGACGGATGTATTTGCGTTGATTGATCGCCAGTTTGATATTGTCGATACGCGCGTTGGCGATTTCGTTTGCTTCGTTCTGAATGCCGGCCCCTAGTTCTGTTGGCGCTGACGGGTATGTCCGGTGCGCCTCGATGATGCAGCTACCGCCTACATACGGGCGTTCTGTTTGGTCGTAAGCCTCTTCGATGGTGACAGGATCACTGAGCATAATTGTTGAGCCCAGCGTGTAGTACACCCAGTCCTGATTATCACGCTTAATGATGTTGCGATGCACCCAGACCAGCTGATACTCATTGATCGACGTTTGCCCCTCCTTGGAGTCACGACGTTCTGTGCCTTCCCGTTGTTGCCGGGTTGTGTCGTAGTGTTGTTTGGCAGCAGACAGGATCACTTCGTCTGACAATTCGCGCCAACCTTCTGATGCTACGTTGGCTTTCACCTCGTAGACATACATCGGCATCATATCAATAAGATAAGGCGAGGTATTGATCGGGTCCATCCAGTCACAAGCCGGATCCAGTCGTATATTCTCAAGCGGTCGTAACTCTATGATGGGCCTATCTTCAACCATTATGGTTTCGGTAACGGTTTCTGTCGCCACATTGCCCTGTTCATCGAGTACGGTCTTGCCGTCATCGCCCATCACGTCCTGCTCGTAGTCAACCGTCTTTTCTTTGTAAATCCATCGCTGCATTGAGACTACAAAACCGACGTTCATGGTCTCTTGGTAAGCGCCGATAACGGCCTTGAACCATTTGACTGAATGCTTGAGCCGATAGTTCATCAGCTCTTTGTTGACTGCCGCCGCTGCTACCTGCTCCGGATCATCATCGTTCTCAGCAGTAATCTGTACCGCATCATAAGTCGAGAAGTAAGCCTTGGACGCTGCCGCCTCATTGCGACGTACCGCTGATCGTGTTTTCGGTCTAAATATCTTTGACCGTGCCTTGTATGATTCTGAATAGTATTTGCTGCCGGGGGGGTGTTTGCTGCGAAACATCGCATAGTTACGTTCCCATTGCGCCTTCAGTGATCCGTCCAGAAAGTCTGTGGACGTGGTAAATGCGTCCCGCGCTAAACGTAACCACTCATCATCCCGCGCGTAGTCATCCTGGTTGAGGTCTATATCGTCTGCCGCATCGGCCAGCTCGTCTATCTGATTTTGATTAGGCATCGTGTATTATATCGCCTTTAAAGTCCCGCATGCCGACTACATCCATCAGGTCCCGTTCGTTGGCCTGACCTCTTCGCTGGCGATACCGCTCAAGAATCTCGCCGCCAGCATTCACCACGCACTTAAGATTTGGATCCATATTGCCAATGTGCAGTAGATAGCCCTGCGCGCCCGAGAAACGTAGGTTGTAGATTGAAACAACACCGCCATCTTCGTCGACCTTGCATAGCCATTTGTGCATCGGATAATGCTTGTGCAGTGTACTCATCACATTCTTAAGCAAGATTTGGCCGGAAGGTGACACAGCTGGTTTAATAATATCGCTCGTACTCATTAATCAATAACTCCCGGTTTTCCTAATATTTCCGACAATGCTGAAATGGCGCCACTCCAGAAATGGCACTCGGTACAGCCGCCACGCCGGACTAATCGATGACAATTTATTGAATCTCTGTGATCACGCTTCGCCTTCTGTGCCTGCTTGAGCTTTCGAGCAACAGCGACTTCATCTATCATCCGATGACTCAGGTTTAGTCGGCTCTCCAATCGGCACATAACTGCCCTCGCCGGGTACCAACACGGCTCGTTTCCACCTTTGTCCGCAGACTTTGCAGGTGAACGGTTGGATACTGTATTCCGGTTGGTATGTTCTGCAGTGCTTACAGCCGTATTCAGGCATTACTTGCTCTCATAGATGCCCGAGTTATTGCCCGAATCTTCAAATGTGCGCTTGCCGCCAAACTCATACACGATAGGCGGCTTATCGAAGTCTTTGCCCTCGGCGGCACGGACCAGTTGTTCCCAGTCCAGATCGGTTGTTTGCACAGGGTTATCCGGCGTAGCCATAGTGTTTACCTCTTTGTTGGGTAAAAGAAACAGAAACAGGCTGCCACAGCAGACAGCATTGCTGCGACCCACCAGTACCAGAACTCAGTCAGTATTTCGCCTTCTGTCATGTTCGTCCCGAGTACGCGAGGCGTGATAACAAACATCAGCACCAAGCCGAGGAATACACCAGCAGAAATATCCAGTTGTTTTCTGTTCATCTTAAAATCCTTAATAGTCGGGTACATCTTCAGGTATCAGGTCGTCACTGCTCGCGGTGTTAACCACGCCGATACCGACAGCGCCTGTTCGCAGCGAGTCGGCGCCGTTGCTAGCCCAGTTGTGCAAGGGGGTTCTTTTGAACGTGCCCAGGTTCTCGTCCCACTCCTTGCGGTAGTTCTCCAGGGCCTTGATACCTTTGTCGCACTTCTCTTCGTCAATCCAACAGGTCTCCAAGAATCCGCGTGTAGTAGCGATATCGTTTAGTAGCTCTTCCTGATTCTTTGCCCGTCGTACTCGTACAACAGGCCTGATACCGAGTGCCGATGCGTACTGAATTAAGGTCTTGCCGGTCTGGATGCTTTGCACTTTTGAGTCGTGCGGCATGTAATGGGTGCCGTAGACGTACTTTTTCTCTTTCATGATACGTGCGTAATGCTTAATGCCTTCGCCGCTGTTCTCGTAGTAATCAATCAGCCGTCTTTCGCCAATGCGGTGTTGATAGAACCAGATGGACATTGCATCATTCAGTCCCAGGTCCCAGAACGTGTGCACCGGTAGCAGGGGTTCGTAAGCAACGCGCGCAATGCGACGCTGCGTGCGCAGTCTGGCAATAATCTTGCCGTAGTACGCGCCCTCCACTGATGCCTTGAACGCCTCTGCCGGTGTACTCGGGTATTCTCGGTACATGTCCTCTTGCAATCGTGCGGCCTTAACGACATACCAGGCCTTTTGTGCTGCCGTCAGGGAAATGCCGTGTTCATCCTTCAGCGCTTTGAAATAGACATGCATGTCCTGCGGAATGGGCACGTTGACTGGGTTGAGCGCGTACTCTGGGTTATCAAACCAGGGTGTAAAGAAGAACTTGAATTCCATTTCGTTCGGCGCCCGACCTGAAAGTGACAGGTCCTGCGCAGACTTGCTTAATTCATAAAACAGGCCCTCGCGGCCTTCCGCCGTCGACTCCACGAAAATCATCTGACCCTTGGCCACCGCCTCAATGGCCCCGGTATTAATCTCCTTGGCCTTTTCGGGCTCCTTCGCACATATCTTGCCCAACTCACTGATATGCAGTATTTGCAATGTGCCTGAGCGATATGAAGTGCTGACCCGCACTGAGCTGTTATTCCCAAAGACATATTCTTCAGCGCGTTCGGTCTTGATCGGCACCGCCGCCTTGATGCCCTCGGGCAGTCCGGCATACGGATACTGAATCTTGTCGCGGAAGATGACCTTCGCATCATCCAGTTTGTGGGCAATGATGCCAGCCTTGGTGTCAGCATTGAATACGCAGGTATCCAGGATGAACACATCGATAAAAGTGGTATAACCAAATTGTCTGGCTTTCAGAATCAGGTTCAGAAACCACATATCTCTGTATAACTGCTGCTGCTTGTCGTTCAGTCTGAACAACACGCGCTTGCCCTTCTTATCTGTGATGTAGTACAGGTTGTTTAGTCGCCACAGCTGGTCTGCGAACTGTCCTGCGAGACGTTTAAGATCAGCCACGCTGACTGGGGGGTCCCAGAGTTGTCGGTATCATGCCCATCAGCTCTTTGAGTTCATCGCCAGGGTTAATTTCATGGTTCTGTTTGTCTTGCCACCGCCTTCTGTCACGGTTTTTAAGAAAGAAGATACAAGCCGTCGAATCGGGCGGGTAATGTTTCTTGGTCTTGACTTGCGTTACATCCCCTTTCGCGCTCACATGTATATGTACGTCATCATGACTGTAACCCATGGCCCGGCTGTACAGGCTTTCGGCCACATCGGCATTAGCAACATCCCTGCCGGCTTTTAGGGCCTCCATAAACTTTGGGTGTTTTATTTTCCACAGGTTTAATGTTGACTCTGCAATGCCAAAGAAGTCCGCGAGTTCAGTATCGATATAGCCCAGTACACATAGCTTTCTGGCTTGCTCGTTGTAAGCTGGGTCATAGTCTGTCGGTCTCCCGCCTTTGACGCCTGATTTCTTCTTGGCGACCTTTTTCTTCGTCCTCTTTTTAACCACCTTCTTCTTGGTGGCTTTTTTCTTAGCCGGTTGTTTCTTTTTTACTGCCATAGGTACTCTCCCGCGCCAAAAAGGTGGCGGATGTTTGTTAAGTAAGGGTGTTGCTGGTTATGGGTTATGTGACGTATCAACCACCGCGCACTAGGAACATGGAATATCTGCTTGTTGTTTTTACTGCGCGCACTAGGAAAAAACTGCCAGTAGCAATGCGCGCGATAGCTGATGTCGTTGACAATATATCTGTTGTAGATGACCACAGGGATGTTGCCGCCACAACCCCCAGAAAAATAGTTGAGTCTGGATGAACTGAAGATAGACTAAAATCGAAAATAGAAAACAATTCGTGAATGTTAGGTACACGCCAATCAGAAAAGCCGGAAAGCCCGGCTAAGTTCGCTTGGTCGCAATATTCGAAAATATCTTCATTGTTACCTGCAGTATCATCCCACAACAAACCCTGCGCGCCTGTGCCATAAATCGACGGTGTTATATTTTGTGACCACACCAAGCCCGTTGCTTTGTCAACAACTACGGAATTAGCATGCACGTCGTCAATCGCATTAACCGTGATAGTAGTAGTTCCCGCAAATTGCCCTGCGCTTAATACTTCGTATGATTTAACAACGCCGCGCTGTTCTACGCCATCGTCTTTCGAGGTGCGCCCAGTCGGGGTATAATCAACAGTCTGGTTTGTTTTTAGAACTGGGGTCTTTGCTTGCCAAAATGCCATCAGTTAGCGCTCCACGTCCCAGTTACGCCCACCGATTGCGTCGTGTTAGCGCTGGCTTGTACCTGGAGCTTATCGAGCCCCCTGCAATCGAGAATAAACCACCCCGTTGCCGCCGCCGCCAGGCCCGTTAAATCACCGGAGCAGCCGATCAGGATCCCGGTCGGCGAGGTGTAATCGCCGGTTGCGGAAAAGGCGGTTTCGAAGTTCGCGCCATCGGGTGAGATTTGAATTTCGAACTGATCAAACACAACCGCAGCCGCATCTTCGTTTGAGATCCGGACCATGATCCGATCATGCCGTGATACATCGATAGCCTCGCCAATTGTCGTGAGGCTTCCGACGGATACGGTTGTTGCTGCTAAAACACCGCTGACGCCTATTTTTGACATTTCTTTGCCCTGTAAATGAAAAAGCCCCGGTCATTGCTGACAAGGGCCTTATGAATCACTGCGGGTATTAAACCGCGCCTTATTGTGCCTATTTCCTCGCCAAATATAGGTGGCAAGAGGGTAATTGATTAATATATGAGCTAATTGTAGGGTAATTGGTAATGTATTTTAATATATGCTGAAATACTTACCTCCTGAGAGACCGTATCAGGCGCGATCTCATGTAACCAATGGTTTGCTATACGTTAAAATTGCCCGCCTGATTCTGTGACCGGCACAAAAAAGCCCCAAGGGTCGCTTGAGGCTGTTTACTGCAGAGGGATTTCTTAACACTACCGCGATTTAGTATACAAGCTGTCGCGCAGTTGTCAATATTATAATTTACTAAATTAATTATTTTCGCGTGATCATTATGCACAAGCCAGGTGGTTGCGGGCCTGGACGCGGTAAAGACTTATGCCTCCCAGGTGAATATCAGTGATGTACTCAGCATCTGTGCCCGGTCGTATCAGGTCCGTCAACGCTTCTAGCTCTTCTTGCCCGAGATAGATGCTTCTCGGCTTGATGCCGGTTTTGCAGTAATACTCCGCTGCTGCATCCATGATCTTGTCGTAAATATCCCTTGCTTGTTTGCCTGTTGTATTCATAGCATCCCCTTTCTCTCTGCCAGCCACTCGGGAATAAATATTGTGATGGAATGGCCAACTTCCAGTTCGTCGGTGTAATCAGATATCTGGCCCTTCGCTATCCAATTGTTCTTCCTGCCGTCATTAACCAGTACGGCTTTATCGGTCGCGTGTATGATATCGACCGCTATCTCGATGTTTTTGTTAGTCATTATTTGCCCCTAATAACCTTGTGTTGATGGAGGGGGTTTTCAGATCATTCCCTTCTTCACTAAATCGAAAAACTCTTTCAGTTGCTTTGGACAGTGCGCCGACTGTTTGATGCAAGTTAGAAAGGATTCGACCCACACTTCCCCGACACGCAGCAATTCGCGATATTGTGTCTCGCTGGTATGGACCTTTTCAGATGCGTTCCGATTTGACTCGTTGAACACATATTTAAGTTTGAGTGCATAATCAACACGATATTTATCCGACGGTAATGAGGCCATCGACCTATCAACCAACTCAGCAACCAACGAATCCTCTTCCGGCCTTGTACTCATTATTCCGCGCCTGTGATACCTCATGACTAAGCCGCTACCAGAACCGCCTACACTCTGCATCTTCACCCAGGGTCCCCAGATCGACAGTGCTTTGCGGCCGATAAGGTTAATGCTATCGCTCACTTGTAGCCGCCTTTGGTGTGTGAGGAATAAAGTGGACGCAGGTACTCCTACCCTCCTTCGGATATCCGCGAACTTTCTTTGTGCAGCTGCATTGGTGCTTGCTGTGCAGGCAATCAAAACAACGATAGCCGTATTCTTCGAGCTGTTCTATTGCGATTGCCGGATCTTTGGAGTACATCGCTTACCGCTCCTCCTGTATTTTGTTCCCCGCCCCCCGATTGGGGCGGGGCTGACGGTTGTTGGCCGCTGTCGGCCTTCTCTGCGCGTGGGTTGTTCGCTGACTATGCCGCTGTTTGTTCTTAATGTCTCAGTCAATTAAAGGCCTGACTGTGTAGCCATAATTTGAATATTCACAATGACCCGTCCCGGTTTTTCAACCGCTTTTCGGATAAATCGCAGGTCATCAATCTGGCTGTCATCATCAAAGACGCCGGCTTTCTCCAGCGAGTCCATCAGCACCTTATCCAAATTGCCGAGATCTCTTCGTCGTCGGTCTGGCGGATAGACTTCGACGGTCACGCAGAGCCTGGCATCACCCAGCTTTGGCTTACCCATGAGCATGTGTATCTTGCAGACCCGTTTCTCGTAGTCCTTTCCCTGGTCGGTTTTGTACACCGTGGCGAACTTTCCCCGCACTACTGAACGCCAGACAGCATTCACACTGGGGGGCCAAGGAAGATTGAGCGTAAGTTCGTTCATGCTGTAACCCCCAGTAATTGTTTTGTCTTATCGAGCAGTTCCCAGTCAGTACCATGCGCTGCCGCGAAACGTGCTTGATTGCCATGGCGGGTTTCGTAACCTTTACCCGCATTACGGTGGTGGCGGTCACATAAGCATATCGATAACTTGTGATTGCTTCCGCCATCGATGTGATGGATTTCCCCTGGAGAAAACACAAAGTGAAACAGTCGACAAACGATACAGCCGAGCTGAGTAATTTCATCCAGCCAGATTGTTTCATCATTTGTGGGTTTTCTGCCAATCACTTCCACCCCCATGAGTAATACTGCGTATAAAATCCTCCGTATATCCCGTTGTAAATAACAACGCAACACGGGAAAGGATATGCTGACTTTGCGCCTTTAAACTTTACACGCCTATCAAGCATCCTTACGTGAGCGGCAATGCCATCAACATACGTTTTGAACCAATCCGCCGATGGATCAAAGCGGACCAGTGCCACAACTATTTTTCCGTTACCTGCGATAGCTGTTGCTGTTGCAATACATTTGTCGATGTTCCCGCGTGAATATGGCGGATTCATCCAGTAATAATCATACTCCTCGACGACCGCAGACATAGATGCGAAGGCAGCTATATTTCCTGACCAGTTTGCGCACTTCGCATTGTCCTTGCTTGCACACAAGTCGAACTGGAACCTGAACTCTTCGTTCAGCTTCGCGTACAGGTCATCAGGTGTCTCCCAGTTATCACCGCTCATTGTCTGACCGCCCCGCCAAGGCGCATGGCCTTTTGATACAGCCTCATGTGATTCTGCCGCGCACGGTACTGGGTTTGCGTTTCGCCAGGTAATCTGGCCGGCCGAAAGTCCGGGCGACTTATCGCAATCGGGTGATATATCCACCCTCCTGGGATCCGCCCAAGGCTGGGGTGCTGTATCATTCTTTGCTCGGCCTTGTACAGATATCTCACTGCTCAATCTCCCCGAACAACAGTTCCATCTGTTCCTGTTTCTTGTTGAAGTCCTCCAGCTTGTCGTTTACCCGTGCCGTGATATAGCTGGCAAGCACGGTCTTATCCATTTTCGTTTTCTGTGCCACCGCCTTCACGGCGTCACTAAACGCATTAGCGGCGGCAATCTTCATGGTGCAGAGATCTTCCAGGTTTTTGGTTGCCTCCTTTACCATTTCGATCGTGGTCATTTCTCTGACGTTATCTTCAGCTGCGCTCATGATTTGAGTCTCCTGTGGTTCGTATGTTTAACGTGAAACATTTTGTAAATGTAAAAGGCGAATTTCTCTACCCCCACCAGGGCAAAGAGAGTAAAAACAAAGGCCAGCACGCACGCAATGAAAAAGGCGATGCCCTGGGCCGGTTGGGGGAGATCAAGAAACCAGGTTATTTTGTCCATCAGAACCTCGCAAATTGGTCCAGGTAGTCCAGAAAATCATCGGGTTGATACCCCGGCAAAATATCCCGAAGCACTCCATCAACTGCCTTGTTGTAAAATTTATTAAACGCGGTGTCATCCATATTAGCAAATGAGATACTTTTTGGTGTTTTGACGATGTACTGTTCATCACCGTTGCTAAAGTTCCGAACTGTACAGTGCCCGGCTGATATCTTTACCTGATCGATCACTTCGTCAATGCTTTTGAGTTGCTCATGCACCCGATCCAGATTCCAGAGCGCCCGGCACATCGCCATAAACCTGCGGTGCATCCAGATATTGCGTGACCGAGTAACTTTGACTTTGACCATTTCGCCCTGGCCAATGTACTGCAGATCATCCTCATACTCATGCAAGGGCATTAGCGAGCCGTCAGGGGTCTTTACGGCAATGAAGTTAGGCATGGAGTGTGGGCCTCAAGTGTTTTATCAGTTCGTTATGCTCTGCGATTTGGCAATCAATGCACTTTTCTGCCACCACGCGCCGTACATCATTACACTTTGTTTGTCGGTACTCGCGGTTGAACTTGCTTTCGTCCATTAATTTCAGGCAATTTGTGCACTTTTTCATTCAAGCCACCTTGTCATCAGCATGTTTATTGCCATACCCAAAGCCTTTTTGTTTGGGCTGTCTGGGCTCGAAGTATGGCCACTGGCCCACAAAATCACTGAAGTTACAGAAGGCGCCGTTAAAGTTGGCGTGGACCGTGCCTATCTCACCATCCCGGTTTTTACCGATGATGATCTCGGCCATTCCGCAGTAGATACTTTCCTCGTTGTACACCTCGTCCCGGTAGACAAAGGCAATGATGTCGGCATCTTGCTCGATGGCGCCCGAGTCTCGCAGGTCTGAAAGTTTGGGTCGTTTGTTGGGTCGGCTCTCCAATGCGCGGTTCAACTGCGATAAAGCGATAACTGGCACACTCAGTTCGCGTGCCAGATTTTTGAGGCCTCTCGATAAGGTGCTGACTTCTTCTTCGCGTGTTCGTGCCCCGTCAACATTCATCAGCTGAATATAATCGACAATAATCAGCCCGATATCATGCTTGCGCTTCATGCGCCTGGCCTTCGCACGTAGCTGTGTTAGTCCGAGCCCCGAGGTATCGTCGATAAACATAGTGGCCTCACTGAGCTGGCCAACAGCTGAAGTCAATCGGGTCCAGTCATCATCATGCAACTTGCCGCTACGAATGCGGCCGTGGTCAATCTTGCCAATGGCGCTCAATTCACGTTTTACAATTTTGGTGCCCCCCATTTCCAGCGAGAACACTAGCGTTGATATTTTCTCTTTGACGGCGGCATTGCGTGCGATATTTGTTGCTAGCGTGGTCTTTCCCATGGAAGGT